CAATTGTTCATCAGCTGGATGGAATGAAATAGATCCAGTATACGGACTAACCGCAATCCCGCCCTGAATAGGTGCCGTTCCATCAGTTGATATATTAGTAAATGGTACACCATTTATATTTCCAGTAATTCCATTCATAATATCTGCATCAATACAGAAGAATTTTGGGTTATACGCCCCCGAACCTGATGAAGACGATCCTAGTTTAATAGCATTATCTGATCCATTTGATACAACGTTAGGTATAGGTATCAATTGCCCACTCGCTGTATAATTTGAATCGAATACGGCCACTGGAGTACCAAACGCATCATATCTAGTATATCCTGGCAACAATTTAACTATTGGCATAGACGCAGAACTTGAGGATGACATTGGAACATACATGTCGTTGATACGGAATGTTATATTTCCACCCGTTACTATAATACCTAATGTATTAACAGTAGACGTATTACCTAGTGGTGTTGACCACCCAGTGGCCGGATCGACCAGTGATGTACGTTCTACTCTGTCAGAATTGTCATTAGTAAAACTAGACAAGTATGACACATATATAATACCATTATTATCAATTCCAAATCCAGCCAACAACAAATTAGACGATGAAAACCCAATACCAAACATGGTATTATTTCTAGCTGGGTCTGCGGAAATATTATACGTTATAGAAAAATCTCCAATCAATTGAATATTACCTACAGCTACTTGATTTCCGTTCTTTTCAGCAAATTTGAATGTGTTATTATTACCTACAGATATATCAACTGAAGAACTACGGGCTAAATCTAGTTGCATTAATCCAGTATTTCCAGCTCTGTGTACTGGAATAGTATTAGAACTTAATTCCGAGAAGTCGTTGTATGCTCTTTTAAAATAATGAGATTGTTCTAATGTAGTTACAGTGGCATTATCTTTTAATAAACCAGCACATAATCCAAATGTGAAAAAGTCATTTTTCACGAACGAAGTTCCAGTACTGCCATTTGTAAAACTTATAGACACGTTGTCGTGTAATAGTTGAGAATCACTGTGAGTTAATTTACTATTAGTAGAACCTAATACCCAATTACTACCATCCCACCCATATCGTTGTATTGCTAAATGTTGTAATGGACCACTACCGTGTGAATCTAACGCTATTTGTCCAATTGTGGCGCTCATAAGAGTTTGGTTATAACTATTAGTAACACGATGTAGAGCAAATATCACCCCACCATCCATCATAAAACTTACCTGATTGTCTTTACCACCATAAATTCCACTAGATGTAGTCAGAGGATTGGTAGTAGATGCCATACTGTCGACAAACGTTCCGTGACAAGTTGCATCGGTTTGTCCAATATACTCCACCACATTATTAGGTCCAATAATACAAGGTGCGTAGGTAACTATACTAGTATCGAGTATATTACTATACTTACTACCACGCTTCATCACTAACAATCGATCTAAACCTAATGTGTTGGTAATAAACATTACCGAACCACACCAATAGTCTCTGGTATTATCTATTATGGTCGATATATTAGATCCAAATGTCATGTAATTTAGATTATTATTACAATTAACTACCCACATAGTACCATTAGGACTAACATTTATGTGAGATCTATTTGTTCTTGGTCTACCTAATATTGTATTCCATCCACTACCATAATAAACTAATGGATCTAACCCAGATCCATTAGGTGATTCAGTAGGTGCTAAAGATGCATTTGTAGTCTCGGACCACCAAATACCTAGTGCATAGGTAGTATCACCAGGCACTCTCGTTTTTACCAATAACATTTTGTTATCAATAGAAGATGCGTCTATTTTTAAGTATTCGATGTTGCTCCAATTATTATCGGTGATTCCGGCAAATGACAGTGTTGGAGTAGAAGATTCGTTGAATATAGACCAGTTGTTACTTTGCATTTTCAATAAGCCGTTTGTTCCCACACAAAATAACGAACTATTATTACCAACAGCGACCCCATAACAACGTGACAGGTCCATATTATTAGGTGGTATTACCTGAGATGGGGTAGAATCCGTATTCGGATTGATTTTCCATAAACCAGTATCGGAACAAGCAAAATATATATCGTCATTCAACACAGCAATTTGGTGAATGTTAGTGTACGTGCCTGCATATTCCCAATAATTTCCTGTAGCTATGTTATATATTATTAATTTATTATTTAATGGTACTATAACACTAGTAGATTTGTATTTTGTAACTGCGGAAAGTTGTCGCACTCCAAAATTATTAATAGGAAATCTAACCGTATCTGGGACATTATAATCTGTCGAAAAGAATGGGATATTAATCATACGATGGGCCCAATTATCTCCCTGTACTGCAGTATCTATAATGGCAGTTCCAAAGAATGAATACTCTGACACATTATATGTTGCCGTTCCTACCGCTCCAGTATCATTAATATTGATACGTCGCATCTTAGAAAATGACCCATCACTATATCTATCATTCGCAACATTAGATTGTACAGGACTCCAGTTTCCACTCGGAATAACACTACCAGTAGATGATGGTAGTGAATCTACATCTAGAAAAGGACCAGGAGCGTTAGCAGCATGCCCAATGACGTTTTGTATATATGGTACATTAATTGGACTAGTCGCTGTAACAACTTGACCATCTATAGATAAAGTAATCAGATTATATAAAATAGTTCCATTTGTTGATACAAGATCTAACGTTTGAGCATATTTTCTTTTATACGTTTTAGTGGAACTCATGGTATTTGGATTTCCTAATAACGTTTTCCAATTAGTGCCAACTATTCGACCAGTATACTCTGCTGGAAATTTGGGCATCGGTAATTCGTTAGGATATGTAGAATGATACAAAGACCCAATAGGTCCTGCTAATGTGGGATCATTACATAGTCGTTGTGCCATTGCCGTATATGTGGATTTAGATCTATTTCCTCTATTAGATTCTGGAAAATATATTCTGTAATACACGTCCAGCACTTGAGTATTTGTTTGTATACATGGGGAACTTAGCTTCATATAAGCCTGAATTATTTGCTGATTTTGGTAATTCCATGTGGCAGGGGGTACCGTATTGCTCAAAAAAATTGTATTAATGGTTCTAGATGTTGCAATAGGTACAATTCGAGTGCACCACTGAGCGTACATTTCCGTACTTTCAGTCGCTGGGAAGAAATCTGGAGCACCTTTTCCAGGTATCGGATCTCCAGAAAACGTAGTACTATTCCCTAATGCTATCCATTCTGTGAAAATACTAGGGCTATATCTATGGGTAGATGCTCCTACCACTTTTGGAATAGTTCCTCCTTGGGATAGATCTTTGAACATCTGGTTGGTAATAATGTTAGTCTGCTCGTATCTGGCAATTTCTTCTAACGTAGATGAGTCTCTTACAACGATTGTTACTAGTCCTTTTAACATACTTGGTCCTTTTTAACCTATTGAAATTACGGATCTGTCCGTTACTACTTTTTTTACATACAGTGTACTAGATTTTAATTCACTCGTGTATGAATCTATTATTGGGTCATATTGTACCAGAGTACGATATACCACCACCTTATTTAATGTACAGGACCCTGAATCTATTAGGGTCATTGGATCTTCAAACTGTTGTAATATTAGTTCTTTTTTGTATAACTTATTTACTACCTGAACTGTAGCATTGCTACCTATAGTCATAGATTCCCAGGTATCCATCTCTACAGTATTAATTGGAACTGAAGATCCTACAAATGGACCTACAATAGTTTTAATAACATTATTGGTGTCCTTGACAACGTAATCCAGTCGATATAGTTGTCCAGCAATTATATCATTAACTACGTTCTGCTCTTTTGGAATATCCCCCACCACGTGATCTACGCCGTTTATGATTTGTATTAATCGTATTCCTATTATGTTAGCTGCAGATTTAGTTGGTTGGGTCCAGGTAATAGATCGAATATTGTTATTTAATGTGACAACATTACTACCATTAGAACCCATAGCTGGTTGTCCATATGGATATATTCTATCAACCATACCTACATAGGACACTATTGCTACATTACTAGACATCGTAGGTATTGGGTCTTTGGATACTGATGTTATAAGTATGTCTCTATATTTTTCAGTAGTGAGTCCCTTATCAACATAAAATCTGAAAATTTTATCATCCCGTATTGCTGGTTGTCGGAATGTTGTCATTGTTTGTTCGACAGACTCTAAAAACGTTACTGGAGTCCCACTTATTTGTTCCCACGTTATATTATGCGTTAACCCATCTCCAATTACAGTAGCGTTTAAAGTAACGATATCCTGACAAGTTACTAATTGCATTTGTTCCAAAATAATTTGCAACGGATTTGATGGAATTAAAATTTTTCGACGTAGTGCATCGGAATTGATATTCAATACAGGCATATTTTTCCTATTAAGACGCTAGATTAACTACGCCAGTAATAGTAACTTGAATACCACGTACACTTGTATCAAAATCCCCCATAGACGCTGTTTGTATTTTGAACCGATCCCCGATGTTTATAACAATGTTGTTTACGAAGGTAAAAGTACCGTAATGCTGATTAGGAACAAAACTTATATAACCAATAACAGCATCATTCAATAGAATATTTACATTAGCATTACTACTCATCGGAGGGGTATCGCAATATGCTTTAGAAGTTATTAAATTGGCCATCAATGATATGTTTTTATTCATGATCACCCCACCAATAGTGGTAAGTGGTGCCAATTGTTCGAATGCAGAGAATGTAAGGTCATAGGGGAAATGTGACAAATCCCCAGTAGCACCAGTAGCTCCAACCGGTCCCTGAATACCTTGTATACCTTGAGCTCCTGTAGCCCCCGCATCACCTTTGGGACCAATTGGGCCTTGAGGTCCTTGAGGCCCAATATCACCCTTATCGCCTTTAGGTCCTGGTGTTATTGATATGGGATTTCCAATAACGATCGCAGCTGGTACTTGCAATACGATACTATTGTGCCCAATCGTCATCCCTATTGGTGTTTGTTCTACTAGTACAGGAGTTGTAGTCAAATTACCGGAGTTGTCTACATATAGGAAAGCATTTACAGCTGTCCAATTCCAACGATTATTTACTACCACCCCGTGTGTAACTACTCTCACCAATTTCCCGCTATATGCATCTTCTTCAATTATTCCTATAATTTTTGATGCGCTAGAGGTTGGAGTAGCTAACGTAACATTGTTAAAATCTACATAACATACAGCGTAATATGCAGGTACGTTACCTTGAACATATGCTTCATTTACAGTAGCCTCTAAATTGATACTAGATCCTGTAGGAATCCCAGTAACGAACGAATCTTCTGTGGTATAAAAATACCCATCGCCAGATTTAATAGGTTTACCGGTAGAATCGAACAATAAAGCCCCAGCAACTGTAGGTCCTGTTAGATTTACTTGTGATCCACTATAGATAATATTACCAGCTCCTAAAGGGCTTTGTATTATACTTCCTGGCATCACTTTAGCAGCAAATACTCGAATTACTGGTCTCCATACATTATTGAAACACACCTGCATGAACCCAGTAGTGGGATTAAACCAATGCTGATCTGGTACAGGTGGGGGAGCGTTTTTGCTTACTATTGGATTTATTAAGGTGGTACCAAATGTTCGAATGCCTGTTTTTAAATCAATATCCCAATATAACCAACAACCATTAGTAGCATTGGTAGGGATTGTCCAAGCATTCTGCACGGACGTAGATTCTGTAAACAGATAATTTCTAGTTCCGTGGGAAAATGTTATGATAGTAGGGGTTCTAGAAACATTTAATGTTACATTATTTTTTGAGATTTGTAAGAACTGCATCGACCCTGATGTGTCTGTTTGGTAACTTACCACTCCTTGTTTAAACGAAAGTTTCATTAATGCTCCACTATTATAAATTTGATTCTGTATTTATTATATTTCACACATTGAATATAATTACACAATAATGTATACTTATATCGTTGACTTTTTTTAAAAATTATTGTATAATTATGAATATCATTTCAGTAGATCAATTTGAAAAATCTAAGACTGTACGTGGTTCTCTAGTACGTATCTACACAAGAGATACAGGCAATCATGAAAAAATCCACGGAGCGTATAAATGTGGGGATGATTGGCACACAGCCAGTTGGAACTCAAATGGTTTTTTTAATAATTTGAATAACGATGAAGTACAACCAAAATCGGATTTAGATTTGGAATTCACAATATCCACACAATAGGACATATATGAAAAAGACTTTAGTTGGTTTATTATTTTTGGCAGCAGCTACTTCTGTATTAGCCAAAGATTGTTATCATGTTGAATTGGCTAAAGTCACTAAAGTAGAACGGATATATTCTATGAAATCTCCGTTCTGTCCTACTTGTGCCGTTAAGGAAGTCCCTAGCATGTTACATAAAGTAACTATCCAGTTAGAATCTGGATTTCGTACGTTGAATATCAGAGAGAATGTGCGGGTAGGTCAAATATTACCTATTGAGTCTTACGATTGTCCGTCACGTTCTCGGCAACATACTTCACGTAACTTAGATATTCTAGATTAGTCATATCTTTCATTAATTTGCATACCCCACCACTATGCAACATTTGATTTAATGTAAGATCATCAAACAAGTTCTTGTAGAACTTATATGATGGAGATCGTGGGTTGAATATGCTGATTTTAGGTGGGTTCATAATAAATAAAGGGATCATATGATCCCTTTATTTATGTATTATTTGTAGACTGTTCCACAATCCCCATCCCACTCACCTACACCTTTAGTTTCTCCACGAACGTACGGTTTTGGTCCAACCATTGCGTTGCAAATATCTGCATCTCCATCAAACCAAACATCAGGATATTTTGCTTTGATTGCTCGTTTCCAACCAGTATATGTGCGTTGGGTATTATCGCCCATATCATTTTTAGCTTCTACTACATATTTGGCTAACAAATGACGAACTAAAGCACCCGAACTTTCAATTACTTTCTTAACAGATTCATCTTCTGATTTTGTATCAGCTTTGGATAATTTCTTACCTAAAGCTTCTTCAGCTTTTTTAGATAGTAACTTAGTACCAACTTTTTTAGCTTCTTTAGACGCAATTTTCACATCTGGATCTTCATCCTCATCCTCGTCATCCCAACTTTCGCCTAGAATTTCAATCTTGCCAGTATTCAACGGCATAATACTGTAACAGCGATCTTCACCAGGAACTTCACAACGTAATTCTTTTCCATCAGACTTCACAACAAGACCTTTTGCTTTTGGATATGCTCGTTTTGTTGCAGCTAAGAATTTGTCACGTAGGTCAGCTGGGGATAATTCATCTACATCCAACATACTTTCTTGTTCTTCTAATTTCTTAACAGATTCGTCTTCCGCTTTTGTATCAGCTTTGGACAGTTTTTTACTAAGAGCTTCTTCAGCTTTTTTGGACAATAGTCTTGCACCAGATTTTTTAGCTTCCTTAGACGCGATTTTTACATCTGGATCTTCATCCTCATCTTCATCATCCCATGATTCTAATACAAATTTGTGATTGTTAGGGTGAAAGCTGGATAGTTCATCTAACAAGCGTTTTGCAGTTGCTTGGGACAATTTGTCATTATTGTAAGCTGATTTGATTACGCTGGCAGTTTTGTTTGTGCCATATTTTTCAACAAATTTGGATAATCTAAAGTGTTGCCAATCTACTTCTGAAAAGTCTGATCCTTCAGTAACTACTGAGAATTTATCAAACACTTTATTGATTAATTCTTTGGCGATCTTTGGATTAGATCCAAATTTTGGGTCATCTTCAATAATATCGTGAACGGCGGACGCTACAGTAGCCTTGGTGATTTTTTCACCCTTCAATTCATGCTTGACGTGTTTGAAATATGTTGACACATCGCCTGCCGTTACTACAGTATTATCAATACCTTGCTCTAAAATGACATTGCGTAAAAAATTCATGCGGTACTCCTAAATGTTAGTTATGATCAATCTCGATCGTATTTATCCCACTAATATTATATTTATATTCAAATGGGTTACTAACATTAAAAAAGACGCGGACGCGTCTTTTTTACCAATTTACTGGAGTGTATTGAGTTGATTCGATTCTAACATTTCCACTATCGTCTGTTGTCGAAATAATCATACAATGACGCTTCCAAGGAAGTGCCCATCTGGATGCTAATAAGATCGCTTCACATTTGGACATCGTCTCAGAACAATTTCCCAACCATATCCATGCGCTACTTCATATGAGGTACATTGGCCTGGACCCATTACAGTAATAGTTATTCCAGTATCAACAGCGTTTTTAACATCACTCACATTTGTCTCCTTATATAAGGGTTAGATCCTATAACGACAGTAGGATCTAACTTTTGTAGAATTACGTTCCTACACCATTTCCATATACCGAATTTTGAACACGATGACAGTATACGTATCCACGCTGAATGCACTGTTTTGCAACTTTTGCCGCAATAGCTTGTTGTTGTTCCTCTAAACATGCCACTGGCATAATATATACAGGAACGTCTTTAGGAATACCGGCATCATAATAGGCCTGCATTGCCTTAGCTACTTCTTCATAATCAGAATCATCCGCTCCACATACAAATTTAAAATATTGATCAAACAATACATCTTGGTATTCAGTCACAGTACGTTGCATCATGGCAATTTCAGGACGAATAGCGTCTTCCCACAACTCACCACTAACAGACAATTTAGGAGAATTACTCCAAGTAATTCTACCAACTGGTTTATAATCAGTAGCTCTTGCCCAGTCAACTAATTCTAATACGTGCTCACGTTTGAGTGGCACAGCACAGTTGGTTTCAATCAAAATGTGGCGGCAATCAACCATTTCTGGATGATTTAATAAAGCTGGTAGGAACTTCATACGTAGTGTTGGTTCGCCGCCAGTTAAAGACAAAATTGTACGTTTTCCACTAGGTCCCACAAAAGATCCATTGGGTAATACTTGTTTTAATTGGTTAACAATATCAACCTCAGTACCCTTATTCCACATATGAGAGAATTTTTCGTCCCACGAGTAGATAGAATCACATCCTCTAGTAATGAGAGGAATTGTAAAAATATCCTCATAATCTCTGGGTTGAAATCCTAGCACTTCCACTGAAGTAGTATCCAATTTTTCAGGATTATTAAAACCCTTACATTGAAAATTACATTTAGAAAAACGCACATAGGCTGTTGGGTGTCCGTTATATAGAGCTTCGCCTTCAATACTCATAAATACCTCAGACCATTCAAATTTTGCCATATTTTATCCTTTACTATTTGGCTAATATTATGTATAATGCATTATTAATATCAATCGTAGCGCTAATTATATCATGTTAAATATAAAGTTGCAACAATTATTAAAAAAAGTATTGGCTCATCGTGTAAAGAATTTGGATCCAGAAATGTTACTATATTTGCAAAATCGTTCTTGCTATAGTACATTGATGGAACAAGCTGTTGATGTGTTATATCAGCATCAACTATTGACATGGCCATTAGTTGAATGTGATTATAACCAATTGATAGAAACGTATGAGCAAACAGGACAAATTCCACGACATACTCAATTATTAATAAAGTGGTACTGGAAGAATAATGTTACTGGAGACGTTTATTCTAACTGGGACAACTTTACAGACCAACAACGAGTATATCACTTTGTTAATAATATAACATCGGTGCCATTATGTAATACTTGTAATGTTATATCTACTAAATGGTCTAAGAGCCAGGGACGTTATACTATACATTGTTCAAATAAATGTAGAGCAATGGATCCAACCGTTAATTCGCTTAGAGTTTCTACTTGCATCGATCGGTACGGGCACGATAAAATTTTTAGTAATAATGACCATTTGCAAAAAACAAGAGATACATTAAAGATCAATTCTGGAGTAGAGTATCCGTTTCAAAGCGATGTGTTGTTGTCTTCTGCTAACAATGCTTATCTGGATAAACACAAAAATCTACCAAATTATAGACAAACCAGAAGTAAAATTGCATTGCAACAGAAATATCAACGCAGTAGTGATACAACTTTTGGACAGTTATTTACTGACCCAATATTCCGGAAGAAATCCATAGATAGTAAAATACAAACATGGCTACCAGAACGATTGCAAAGATTGTCTGATACCGTAACACCAAATTTCACTATTAACGAATATGTAGATCGTTTTCAACTATTATCTTGGAATTGCGTTAGATGTAATTCCACCTTTACGGATAATATTAGGGATGGAAAAGACCCTCGTTGCAATATATGCTTTCCAATGCATAGTACTAACTGGAAACAGTCCGAAATAATTGATTTTGTAAAAACTCTTGATCCTAATATACAACTAGGCAATCGTAGTATATTAGCTCCAAAAGAATTGGATTTGTATTCCAATAAACATTCCATTGCAATCGAATTTAACGGTTTATACTGGCATAGCTCTTTATGTGGGAATAATATCACTAAAAACTATCATTTAAATAAAACCACACAATGTGAAGCACAAAATATTAGATTGATTCACGTATTTCAAGATCAGTGGGATAGTAAGAGAAATATTGTAAAATCTATTATATCAAGTGCGTTTGGTTATGCAAAAACCATATATGCTAGGAAATGCTACCTTAGATTAATATCTAGTAGTGAATGTAATCTATTTTTGCAACAAAATCATATTCAAGGAGCCGATAAATCTTCTATTCGTATAGGGCTAATCTTTGATGAAGAGCTTGTATCTGTTATGACTTTTGGTAAATCGAGATTCGACAAAAACGTTGAATGGGAATTGTATCGATTATGTAATAAACTTGGGATTCGAATAGTTGGTGGTGCTGGGAAAATGTTCCAACATTTTATACGTAATTATGACCCACGTACAATAATTACGTACTCAGACAGAAGTCTGTTTAGTGGTGGAGTATATGAATCTATCGGATTTACATTTGTTGAGTATACTACACCGGCATATAGTTACGTGAATACCAACACCGGATGCAAAGAAAGGTTGAACAGAATGCGGTTTCAGAAACATAAATTATCTAGTATATTACCTATATTTGACTCAAGCAAATCAGAGACAGATAATATGACTACTAACGGATATGGAAGAATATGGGATTGTGGTAATAGAAAATATATTTGGAAGAAACAATAAAAAAGACCCACATGGGTCTTTTTTATTGTAGAACTTCACGAACATCCATTAAACATTTACCTAATAGATTCATACCATTCCAATTGATAGGATTCAATGCTCTTGGGTTGTTTGGAGCTAAACCAATTCCCCACACTGCGTCTGTGGGACTTGCCTCTACTAAAATTCGATCACCAGTTTCTTGTAACAACTGTAAGATATCCGAATTATTTTTGAATTTTGCGTAGCATGCAATAAACATCGCTTCTTCCCTAGCCTTAGTCCAAACTGCTTCATTAAAATTAGATATTTGTCTACCTAATGCTTTACAAACATTGGGTAGTTGACATTCAGCCATTCTATCCATAATGTTGGTGGCATTAAAGGTTTTAGCTTTAATGTACATGAATAAAGCTTCTGAATTTTGGAACCATATGCCATTATATTTAAACCGATTCTTACAATGGTACCAATTAGATAGATAAGCTTCAGGTCTCCAGAATAATACCAAATCATCGTTAGTGACTATCATTCTTCGCTTGCACCTTTTCATGTGTAATTAATAATTGTTCCGTATCTATTAGTAATCTACATGGATGCTGGATGGGTGATTTGCTATGATCTGCGTAAATCTTTCCATTTTTAATATCAGTTACGTGACATATTTGAATATTGCAAGTACTATAAACTTTAACAAAAGCGTCTCCAACCACAAAAGGTCTATTTTGCATATCTACTAATTCATTACCATGCCATTTAGCTAATATTCGGCCTTTCATATTGCTCTCCACACCATCAGCTCTTTAGTAGCTTTATCTTTGCGAATATGGATTTGACCTTTTCCATATTTATCAAACCGTTTGCTTTGACGCAATACTGCCAAAGAAACTCCATATTCAGCTACTAAAGTTTCTACCTTTTGTGGCACTTCGGTAATAGCATCAAACGCTTGTGTAATTCTACTTGGCTTATTGCCTTTTGGTTTAAAAGTCTTTTGTGATGGATCTAATTCACCAGCTCTTAATTTGCTAAAAAAATCACTATAAATTGTTACATTTAATTGTTTATTTGCTATAAACACACCACGTGTTGATAGATTATTGGCTACCATTAATTCTTGTTTCGTAATTCCAAAAGCATCACAAGATTCTGAATCCGATAACGAAAATGATTGAATTAATGCCAACCGATCGGCCCAAGACAATGTAGAACTTAATTTCATTTAATATACTCCAAAAAAGGTCCAGTATGTACCTTTTATTATGCTACTGATTTAAAGAATTTGCGAATGAGTCTTGTACAAGTTAGTGCGTGTTTAGTATCTTGCAACGCATTATGATTTTCTGGGTCTCTTGGTAATTCAAAGAAGTCGAATAATTCGTTAGATGAGAATAAATCCAATAACACCACACCCAAGGTAAATGTGTCAATATGTCGATTTCCGAATTGTATTTCCACCCCAGCTGATGCAAATAAATCATATAGGAAGTGTCTATCGAATGTAGCTACGTTGTGTCCTAATAACGTTAACCGTTTCAACAAATCAATTGGACCAAAATACTTTTCAATAAAAGTAATGATATGGGCTACTGCATCAGACAGTTCCATTCCATTTTGTTCCAAATATTCACGAGACATCCCATGAACACGTTCAGCCCCCTCACTCCAAGTATATTTGGAGCTATCGAATTTAATTTCTACGTATAGCTCATCTATTGGACGTAATGTGGTTACTGACGCTACAACCATACCTAACGATAGTGTTTGAAATTTTTCTTGTGTGGCTGGATTATAAACTGGATTTTCGCATCCTAATGCTAATCCTGAAGTTTCTACATCCACAGCTAATACTAAATCAAATGCGGTTCTACTCTTGGTCATATTATTCTCCTGTTAATGATGAAAAGTAACGCTAGCATAGTCAGGTAAAATTAATACAGTATTAATTTTACGTAACTCTATTACGGTATCATTATTTTCCATCATATTCAATCTGTGCCGTACCATTATATCGGCTACATCTTTTGCATCTACAACAATTACTACTATTCACGTAAAACCGAATGATATAGTAGTAATTGTTGGATATTCATTATCGATTATTGGTTTTTCCAATGAACACCATCTGTGTTATTGTAACCACCAGCATAAGTACCTACTGATTCTGAGTCAATGAACATAATTTGACCTAATCTAGTACCTTTTCCAATACGGATTTTGCATCCATTTGTGTGAAGTACTGCTCCGATGTTTCCTTTAAATCCACTATCGTACAACCCTGAAGCTAATACTAATCCATTCCGAACAAATGTAGATCTTAACACCAATATTGCAGCTTTTCCTTCAGGAACAACTACGTACATATCACTAAATACGTCATATTGTTGATATGGTTCTAAAATAAACAAACCATCTTTATCCGCGCTGGTGGGTGATTGAGATCGAAAATTCTTTTGATTCTCGGTAATAGTTATTTCATCGGTTGGGTCTAATAATGAAACAGCATCCACAGTCCAATCAATGGCATTAGGTTGGATTTGTTTATTGGTATCAAAAAGGTTACGCACGTAACCTTTTTCGATCATTTTTTTTGGATTTGCTAACATTATCCGTTATCCTCTTCGTCATCAATATCTTCTCCCTCAATCAACTTGAGAGCTTTTCGTATTTTTGCTTGATCGGAGTCTGCGATACCATCAACATCTGCATCAATAAAAATATTAACTAGACGCAACGCTACTTCGTCTTGTTTATTTTTAGGTATAAATTCCACAACCTCTACCCAAATCGAATCTACCAATTGTGTGCCCGTTAATGCCATGTTATACCAAACCTTTCTTAAATAATTCTAACGTCATATCTATGTTTTTTTGAATAATACGGTGTACGTTAGAATCTCGAACCATTTTATAATCAAAATCAACATGTTTAGATATTTTACTGGTAGCCATAAAACTATCAGTATTATACGAATATTCATTCCCACAAATACCAGCCCATACAGGTGATGAACTATCACATGAATCTAGCGCATTCATTTTGATAAGAGTTGGAATTTCCAAATTTGGGCCACTATTCAAACCCAAATAATGATGATACTTACTTGCATTAAATATGCCACTTTCGATTAATATCGAAGTCACAATAACACGAGCGTACGCTTTATGTACACGAGGAAGTGCATTGGGAATGCCTAATATTGACATTCCGATAATATCAACTAAGTCGTTATCGATTGATGCCCATTCGTATGATTCGATCCAACCCTGTATGTCACCTAGTTCAGATTGCGGAACGAACATCGTTTTAAACCCATGCTCTTTAAAGATTGGAGCATACTTAATTGCTGCTTCTATCGTTTTTTCATAAGGTTGGTTAGGGTAGTCTGGAAGTACGATAGCATCTGCTTTACATTTAATCCCAAGCTCTATTAATTTATCAGGATTGTAGGATTCGCCCAATTCGAAGGCTCCATTATCCATGATCTTCATTTCGGATCGATTGGCATAAAACTCGGCGTATTTGCTATCTGTATCTACTAAATGTCCAAGCACTAAATGCATAGACGATTGTGCTGCATATTGCTCCAAATACGCCGTTGGAGCAATAATACAGAATTGTGGATTTTTTATTGTCATGTTGATTAAAAAATATGAGTTGCATATATGCATTATAATACAACATATAATGCATATATGCAATCTGTTTTTGTTTAGGTAGGGGTATCGTAATTAGTTATACAACCATTTTCATTATCTTCAGATACTAAAATGGTAATACGACGACGTTGACCAGCATAACGTTTTTTCAAATGTTCGTATAGTTCATCCGCCAACATCTCACATGATTTACGATCTAATTCTAATGCTCCCGTATTGTACAGTTTTTCCATAAATCGCTTCTCTTGGATAAACTCAAGATCCCGATCATCATGGAATACTTCAATACGCACTTCAAAATGGAACATATGGCGATGTGGAGATGCTAGGAAACTAACATCCATATCATCTCCTGTTTTCAATGCTGGGTTTGTAGCTGCTTCTGGGTATGCATGGATGCCCTCTTTTTGGAATCGAACAAATACTTGTCGATGTATATTATTAGGTACGATTGGTGACGACATATTTAATCCTTATTAAGCAGTTTTATCATGAAAATCGATTACAGCACCTTTGGATAATCCTTCGCTCATGTAGATACGAGACACTCCAAATTCTTCAAATACATCCTTAAAGGTATCTGCAATATGTGCTACTAAATGTTCGATGGTAGTTTCAGTCTGTAAAACCACTACTTTAATTTTACTAGTATCGTATCTAGCAACAAAACGACCACGCTCGGTAGTATAATCAATACCAATCCAATTACCTATATGAGAGACAATGTTTTCTTCTTTAAGAAATACAACCCCATCTAGAATATTAGCAATTTGTTGTTGAAATAATATTGTTTTAGTATTTACTGGCTCTAGTTGTAAGAACGATAAGTGACCGTGGGAATTGTTTTGACATCCCCAAGATGTAGAGTCTTTCAGTCCATGCACATAGGTAAAGTATGATGGTTCTGATACTACTGTAGGTAATATGCCATTATTTGCTGATCTAACACTATTATTGATATGCGCAATTGTGGTATTATTGCATTCGATTTGTATGGTAGGATATTTTGTTTGCATTGTAACTTGCAAGTAATCTGTAAAAGCCTGACCAATCGATTCTAACGAATATTCAGTTGCGGTAAATATTTTAACAGCGTTTACTGGAACATCCGCATCAAATGCTGGAGTTTTGATACGGAAATATGGTGATCCTTTGTAATCAATACGCTCTTCGATGGAACCTTTTGAATATCCCACAATAAACCACAATTTATGATCAAAACCAGATTCTTTATGATCAATATAGTGCTTAATATCTTTTTTTACAGTCGAAAAATCAATAACTACTTGTTCAACTGGATCAATTTCACCACTAACGATAAAATCAGGATTAAACGAACCTCCAACTACTACACCTTCATCATTAATGTAAGCATGATCTACTACACTAATTTGATTCAAAAACATTGTTGCTTTACTCATACTATTCCTTAAAATAAAAAGTAAAAAGGAGCATTAAGCCCCTTTTTAAATTAACAAAGACCGTTAGGTATACCTTTCCAAGCTACCGCAATAGCATTCCATGGATGTAATGACTCTTGGTGACTAATACCAATACTAAAATCAGATATCTTACCCGAATCATACCAAACATCAAGCGACTCGTACAGTAAACGTACGGCATCTTCACTAAATAATAAGTTAGAACCGTTCAGTTCAGCAAAAGCCTGCTCATCACGACGTTTAACTACAATTTGTACTTCTGTCGGTAATTGTTTTCTACACAACTCAACGATATCTTCAATCCATACAACATTAGCAGGATCGAATTGTACTTTAACCTTTGCAATAGATCTTTGGCTATGAGCATTAGCTGCTGCTTTACGATAGTTGCGAGCATTGTGAGATAATTCAAAACTACATGGACATGTAGACGAATACACATAATCTACCGTCAAATAAAATTTGAATCCTTCCCCTTCATGGTATTGACCTTCAATTTCTGTACGATATGCAATGTGCCCCACCATTTTTTCCTTACTGATGATAGTGCCATCGGAAAGGGTGTCTACTGAAGTTGCGTCACGTACTGACCCTTCACTGATTGGTTCAAGTTCCTTACGAGTGCGCAAAGCTTCTTGGTGCCACGGATATTTGAATCGGAGTTTGCAGTACGCGTGTTTGCTGCCTTGTTTTGTAGCAAGATTGGTAAGAGCATTCTTAATCCCCTCGATAGAAAGTTGACCTTCAATAGTATCATGCATAATCAAGTACAAACGGCTCAAATTCAATCCTTTAGCTTCAGTACTATCTAAAGAACAGTACAAAGAAGCCTCGGATTGTAATACTTGGGTAGTACCATCTCTACGTAGTAGACGTACAGGAAGATCCACTGGAGCTATACCAACTTTTTGGATAGGAACGCGTTTACCTGGAATTACAGGTAAAATTTGAGGATCTGGCAAATCCGCATCAAGTGGGTAAAAATCTGAATCATACGAAAAAATAGTATCTGGCATTTTTTCACTATAATCTGTATGACGAATTGGGTTGTAATTCATTAGTAACTCCTTTTTAATTAATACTGGGTGATATTATACACTAGTTTTATCGTTTGATACAAGCAAGGTAGAGTTAATTGATTCAACTGAAGTTGTTAAACCATGTCTGACTGCTGTGTTTTTACAAAGGTTTCCACTTCGATTTTACTATCATGCACAATATCTTCCATGGTACGAATAAATTCTTCTTGCAAGTACGAAAATTTGTTGGTATATTTTGTAGGTGAGAATCTAATTTGGTTACGACTTCTCGTAACGCAGTCTTAGAAACTGTAGTAGCTTTTGTTAATGCTTACAATTCGTTACTAATCTTCTGCACCTCACTAATAGCCTTCTTAAACTCTCGATACACATTATTTGTGCATCGAACTCTATCATTTTCCATGTTAATAGTTGGACACATCTCTATTACTGATGTTACAACTGGTGCTCGTTCTAATGTAATCGGAATTCCATCTCCATTACCCACCGAGGATACAAATCTTGCCCACTGAGCTTCAGATATATTAAATCGTACTATTTGTTCCTTATTACTATAATGATCAGCATTATAATCTCGAGTTAGTACTGCTCTACTTATTTCAACCGAAAGGTATTGTTCGTGCGTTAATGCTGAGCCAAATAACGTTCTTCCTTTTTCCAGATGATGTTCTAAATACATTAATTAAGCCAAACGTATCGTGATTGTAGTCCATACGAGAAACTATCGTGGGAGCTTGTGCTAGCTGTTGGTATTTCATTAGTCACAATTTCACTTGGTGGTTTATGAGGGAATTCCCTCACATATTAAAGATTGAGTAAATCGGTAATAAATTTACTACGGCTCAGAGTGGATCTAGTTTGAACATCTATAATTGATGTTCGTTCTTGAAGGATCGGTGTAGAGATGATATTTAGTCTCGATTTTGATGTCATTTGTTGGGTAAATTCTTGCATCGTTAAATCGACTAAAGTGCTGTAGTGTTTATTAGATGCTCGCACACCATCATTTTCGATAGAGAAGTGGCCTGCAGTTAGATAAAATACCATATCGTAGGATTGTTGATACATCATGCATCTATTGTAGTAATCTTCCATCCAAGAATTGAAGGTATTATCTTTACCTAACGCAACTAAAGCATACGTGAATAAATCAGCGTAAGTTCGCTCAGTAAATACGATTTCAGACGATTCCATCGCTTCCTTTTCATCAAGGAACTTTCTACGAATGATTTCTTCTTGGAATTTCATAGTCAACTCTGGATGAATATTGACGTCATTCAATGAAACATTCCATTCTGTTAAAATGGAACGGGATGTTTTTCGACTAACCACGGAATGACCAGTGTTGCGTAGTTCGTTTAATAAGGTACTTTTTCCACATCCTTGTGAACCCGATACTGCAGCCAGCATAATAATCTCCAATAAATTTACTGAAGTGTATTATCTACTACATACGAACACTGATACAACAATTAAAAAAAGGCGATTAATCGCCTTTTTAATTCGGAAGACCTGAAATGTAGAGTAATTGTGCGTTTCCTAAAGTTATCAATTCATAACTTTGGGTATTATCAGGAGACCTTACGTGGTTATCTGGTATATCCGTACCAGCAATAATTGCTTTTTTAATATCTATTGAATTTTGAATATGGTCACCAATGTTGTATATCCACAATTCTTTAAACGTACCATCCGGTGTCTGACGTTTGTATACCAGATGAGCTCCTTTGACAGTACGTATGGACCCCATTTTGTTAGGATCTTCAGATGGGATATCATTAGATATTGAGCTGCCGCCTATAGTGGCATCATCGTTAGTTGACATTTCGTCAGATACGAAATCTGGCTCAGTATCCAATTGCTCGTGTGGAGTATCACTGATTTCACCACCAAATGAAGTTTCATTATCGAATGGGTTGTGCGTATTACCTGCTCCATCGTACGGTAATATTGACTCATCGTCGGAGTCATTCTCAACACCAATTGGTAAATCATTAGTAATATCATCAAACTCCTTAGGAACATCTTCATCAGAATCGCCCGACATATTGCTATCAAGTGTAGTAATCCCTAATTTTTTGAGAGATTGTAATGCTTTAATAATTTGGTCGATGCTAATTGAGGAGTCATCAGGTAATTCTGCATCTAAATCCGCAATATCCGAATCTGGAACTATACCAATATTTGGATCAGATGGGTCATCTTCTGTAGCATCAATCATGGAGGTTGAAGTAGGCATAATTTTTCGGTCACCGAAAAATGCATTCATCTCCACTAACATTTTATTGAATGGTTGTGTCATGGTTGTAACCTTATGGTAAATATCATTTGGTATTTATATCCAACAATAAATATATGAATAATAGGAGGTACATACTATGTCCACAAGAAAACAAAAAAATTCGCTACTGATTGAATCACATCCACGTGGGTATAAAGGGTATCCGTTTATTACATTAATTCAATACCAAGATCAGACGTTATTAGCCATAGTCGACAATATGGATGATGAAAAAATTATGGCTTATGTGTTGGACTTTTGTGGTCCTGAGGGAGTCGATGAGCAGCAAATGATTACTATAGCAATCAATTGGTTTCAAAATCACAGAGACCAATATCCTATTAGTATTGAATTTGCAAAACATAATATGTTGGGAGAAACCTCAAAACTGTTTCGAATACTTAATATAAATTACGTTACCCGATATATTGGACCAGCTAACGTATTTACTATCAATCAATGTCAGACTGTGAAGAGACGTAAGAGAAAACCCCTACCTACTTCTGATTAATCAAATCGATTCCAGCTGGAGTTAATTTGAAACTGTCGATCAAACCCTCATCCGCTAATTGTTTAACACCGAGTTGTGTAATTTTAACTCCATCTGCTGTAACGTTAATCATTCTCTGCTGTACTAAAAATTCACCTGCAGCCATAGCTTTAATATCCCCTTTCATTATCTCGGTAGCAGCTTCAGTAGATATTTGTTGTGCCTGGTATATCTTTAGTAATATGGAACGTTGTTCGTTTGTTAGTTTTTCATTAGCTGCAATATGTAATTCCATTAATTTCATATGATTCCCGCTTGTATTAAGTGTAATTGTAAAACAATATTATATGCGTAGGCGATTGCATGGCTACGTTTGAATGAATATTCATCCGAATCTAATCGTGCATATAACTTGGTAGCTCGTACTGTTTCTGGATCCGTTATATAATCTTCTAACAAATCTCTTCTTCCAGGTCTAATTAGAGCCAGAGTATCAGCTAATGCTTGAATAGAAGTAGGACGTACTCTATTTATTAAATCAAAATGGTTTTTGATATGGAATAGTTTGGCAACAATATCTTTATTTAACAACAACTTCCAGTTTGGTGAGATTTTCATCAGTTTACGAATTTCATTCTTGGTATTAAAATCGTCCAAAATACCAAGATGTAAGAAATCTATTTTAAAATATCCCAATTCTTGAGCTTGTTTATGTGGTATTGCTGCCAAATCTGTTATAGGATCCTTTGGAATATTTTGAAAATATGCCCCACAAGGATGTTTCACTAACTCATTACCTTTTTGCATGGAAGCTCTTACTACGCTATTAAAATACTTGGTTGGATCAAAATTAGTAGGTAAGTCAATATCAATATCCATTATATTATATTTCCAATTCTTTAATACAAGCTAATACAAACGATACAGTTTTTGGATCATTATTGAATTTCTTTTTCCAAAAATTAGAATCTATCATATTCTCTAAAATCGTTAACTGTTCTTCTGACAATTTATTTAAAAAGGCTGCAAATTTACGGCTTTTTAGTAAAATCCAAGGAGATAATTTTCGTTCCCGAATCAACTGGATTATCTCGTTATTTGAGCACACTTCAAACACTTTACCAACATCACACTCGTATTCGTCTGCTAAATCTTGTAAAACTTTGGTGGTAATTTGAATACTAGTCAATGGATCAATATGGTATTCCATATGCTCCAAGTATATCGCATATGCCCTATCATCTGTCCATAAGTCAGGAGAGATGTTTTTACTATTCATAACCTGGATATAGACGTCTACGGATGGTAGTTTAACTGCTTTACAGAACTTAGCAAAACGTAAGAATGATTCATAAAAACGAGACTGTGAGAATGTATCGATCGTAGGAATAGACCTTCTATTAGTATGCATCCATTTTGCATAAAAGCGATATGATGCTTGTCCCAGAGGAGTCTTTAACTGATCTTTTCTCGTTTTAACAGGACATACGTGCGCAAAGTATGCCTGTTCTCTAGTGTAGTTCTTATGGCAATAAGTGCACTCAAATCTAGTATCAGACAGAACCTTTGTTTTTGGACTTGAGCTCTGCTTTAATTTTGGTGAGTTCATCTGATTGTTTACCTAAATATTGTGCGATATCTAAAATAGTTTCGTCAGAAAGTAATGGGAATGCGTCTTTTGCATGAGTCGCATTATATCCCCAAAACTCCTGTATTAGTTTAATACAATTGGGGGCGCTTACACTCTTCTTCTGTACCTTGGCCCAAGTGTATCGTTGGCTCCTACCGTCCGTTACCGAACATAAAAGTTTAAAAACTAATTCTTTGTGATTATTTCCTAACGAAAATACAAACCGATTTACCCTATTGTTCAATCGGTATATTACCTTAGTTTGTTTAGTTCCTAACATCCATTTCATTAACACGTACGGTTGAATAGATTTTTGTTGTTCTATATTTAGGGACTGAAAATACTCAAAATCATTGTGATTGATTCTATCGAGTACTTGGAATATATCTAGCGCGTAAGATTTAGCCTTAGGTGTTGGTGACATTAGGTACTCCTAACACGGCATTGCAAAATTTGCAATGGATATGTCCATCTTTGTATATTAACAGATCCGTAGGATGAACACAGAACTGCACCATTTCTGTGCGTAATGTATTCAAATTATCATATAGAGGTATCAATAATGCATTGGCTTCAATAATTTTGTCTTCCAATACGGAAATATTGTTTGTAATTAAGCGTTCAATGGCTTTGCGTTTCCGATTCCATGCTGCAATCTCTCCTTTTGTTGCATGACTAGCTACAATCTTTATAGCCTCTTGAATTTGCTTCATATCTGGATTATTTTCTTGGTTCATTTTATACCTCGGATAAACGTACTACCAATGCGGTAGCGTTGATTAATGGATCACTACATATGGAATGTCGATACAGATATTCTGCAATCTGTACATATGCAAATTTTTGGTTGTTTATATCTGAAAATTTAGGACTACGGTTAAGGTTTTGATATACACAACGGTAAAAATCTTCCCAATGCTCAGTATCCAAATTAGGTAATACTATATCTCGCATTTCGTACCATTGATCTAATATCATTAATTCAATCAGTTTGGATTGAAACTCAGCATTTTCTGAAGTACCAATTATTGGTAATAATGTTCCAGACATACTATTTTGCTGAACCAAATTGATTGTTTTACGAATATCTGGATAGCATACATCCACATAATCTTTAATCAAAGTTGGATCGTACTTTATATTTTCTGTATCTAAAATAAATTTAATACGTTGTATTACATTTGCTTTAGAGTGCGCCTTGAAACGAAAGTGCTGGAAGCGAGATTTTAGAGCCGGAGTAATTTTTTGCTCATGGTTGCATGTAAAAATGAACCGAACATAATCTGAATGGGATTCCAAAATATCTTTAAGTCCGTCTTGTGCAGCTAATGATAACCTATCTGCCTCCTCGACTAGTACAATTTTGAAGTCACCAGCCGCGAATAACATAATAAATTTACTAATTTTCTCACGCACTATTTCGACAGAATTTTCAATAGACCCGTTAACGGTTAGTACATCATTTTGATCAATACCCATTTCTTGAATGAGAAGTGCCGCAAGTGAAGATTTGCCAGTGCCTTGTATTCCTGATAGGAGCAAATGTGGAATAGACTGACTGAGGAGGAACTTAATGAATGTAGATTTTTGAGAGTTATCTTGAAACAGATAATCTTCGACTTCTGTTGGACGATATTTTTCGCACCAAATAGCATGTAACAACGACATAAAAATCCTCTTGATAGTAACAATCAATACATTGTACGTTACTATCAAGAGGATTACAACTGGTTAATCTATATTTCCAGAGCGTACTTTTGTTACTAGTTCACGTCTAGCAAAGAATTTTTTAATCATATCTAACGTTTCAACATCTAAGTCAGTATGTGATGGTTTATTACTCAAAGTATCATAAATAGCATTGATTTTTTCAATTGGAGGTAAATCGTCCGATACGTCTGGTTCCATTTGAACATCTTCACAATCGTGAGATGCTAGAGTAGATACAATATCATCAAGTTTAATTGAGCGTAGTTTTACTGGTTCCACTACTGGTTCCACTACTGGTTCCACTACTGGTTCCACTACTGGTTCCACTACTGGTTCCACTACTGGTTCCACTACTGGTTCCACTACTGGTTCCACTACTGGTTCCACTACCATAGGTACACCTATGTTATTACCCCAGTCAATATCTGGTGTTATATCATCTTTAATAGTGTCCTTTACTATTAACGGTGTCTGACTCATCTCCTTTGGTGGATCCGTTTCTAGCGCTGTTTTAATGCCGGTATTTGTTTTTTTATCATTATAATCCTTGATTGCAATATTGGTTGCAATAGTCAAATAAATTGCTAAAGGATCGAATACAAAAATAATCAGCAGTATTAAAATATTAGTAGCCGAATCAGGGTCAGCTCCCATAGCTTTTGCTATGAAGACGATTGGGCCAACATGAGAATCTACAACAATTTGTTCTTGTGCTAAGGTTTGCAATTCGGCGGTAACTTCATTCAACCTAGTATTTACCTGAGTTAATTCGGTCCCAAATTGTGTCATTAGTTTCTGACGTCCTCTAACATCTTTCGTCGGTAGCTGAGATATTTGCTTATCAATATCCTCTTTACGTTTTTGAAGCGATATTTGTTCCTGTTTTTTTAACTCAACATTAGCTGTCATTTGCTTCATACTAACAGTGTCAGCTTGGTATGCAGCACTCAAGTACCCGTATATCCCTAGTGATGTTAGTAACATTATGGCTAGAGTTAGTATGATGGCGGGGATCTTAATTGCCCATCCGACAGTATCTTTAAATCGGTACAAGAATGATAGTACTATCAATTTACCAGCTTCAACAGAACCACCCATAAACACTACTGACCAAAACGCTCCTGAAAAAGTATGAGCTAACCCATACACGCTGAAGAAAGCAGCAGCTACAGCCACCGCTGTAGCTGTACTGAACATTAAGGCAATAAAGATCATTGGATCCCTCTTATTCTTCTACAATAGCGATGATGTGTTCTTCACTAGTTCTCCAGTACGATTTGCCTTGGTACTTAAACTCGTCAGTCCACATTAATGGAGTTACAATAACAGCATCTCCAACTTTAACGTCTTTAACTTCTGGTCCCACAAAATGCACATCAACCACTCGAAGTTTTTTAGAACTATCTTCTGCAGTGGAAGTAATGTAAATACCTCCCTTAGTTGTTTCATCTGCACTGAACATACCATTACGTACTTGTTCACGGAATGTAAAAATAACACTACTATTTAATGCTCTCATTTATTCTACCTCTTCTGGTAACACTTCTGATCGATCTTCTACTTTATCTGCCAGTGGAATTACTGACGGTATAGATCTAGTTTTTAATTTACGTTTTAACCTTTTTTCTACAAAGTTTTCACGCGCTGTTACTTCTGTTGGTATAGGAGCACTCGCGATGTCCTGTTTGATCTTCAATACATCAAAATTGACTTCTACCCCTCTAGCAGATTTTACAATATTAGCCATAGTTCCGTAACTCCTTAAAAAGATGCACATATTTATGCCAATTGGCATAAATATGTACTTATGCTTTTATAAAATCAGTGAATGGTAGGTTGAACAAAACACTGTCAATATCATGAACTCCAATCAAATACAAAACATACGACGAAACACTACTACCTCGTCCTACGCCCCACACAATACCGTTCTTATTGAACGTATCCACTATATAAATCAAACAACGTAATACCTGTGTAAGTCCATGTACTTCATACGCATGCAACTCAGCCATAATGCGTTGGATTCGTATTACTAATTCCTTATCAGAATTAATGTCTTCGTTATTTGTTAGTTTATCTAACAAATAACTCTGAAGGTCGATATCGTAATAATCTTTAGGTATTGCCCAATCGAAGTTTAATGGTTTTAGAGATGTTTTTATACGTATTTGTTCCGGTTTACTTAACATTTTATTGTACGTGTTAATATTATCTGTTACAACATTAACGTACAATTTACCTACCGATACTTTAGAAATAAATTGCTCAATATTTTTGCTATCTATTTCTACATCTCCATCATACCATAACCAATAATCTCCAATTTGTGTTTTCATGTCAATGGTGAAATGTATTCACTCGAATTATTATCAGATGGTGGAGGTGGAGTATTTGGTATAAATTGTTGCTGAATTGGTGGTCTACTAATTGGCGGTACAAAACCTGTTGACGCACCTCCCCACGCGGTAGGTGGTGCTGGTTTATTCTCTACTTCGACATCAACTTCATCTTCAATAGATGAAATTTTTTGCTTAATTTTAGTCCATTGTTCAGCATTAGGAGCCCAATCAGCTGGTTGCATTTCTTCAATGCCTTGTAACCAGGCTTTGAATTCTGTCAAAGATATTCCTGATCGAGATTTTTTAATTCGCTTTGCCATAATTATCTCATATAAAATTTAAAAGATTCCCAACATATACATGCTTGAGATGTTTTTGAACATCATGTGGTGTAATGCATACCCAATGTTTTGGAGATATTGGGTGACATAACATCTGATGTTTGTTTAGTAATGGGGCAACATTCTTACTAACTGGTTTATATTCAGTTATAATAATCTTGTGACCACTATGATGGTTCTGTATGGGTCCATAAACGAATGCTGAGAAGTCTTTACCTGCCGCATTACCTAATTCTACACTATCGATTTGCATCGTTTCAGTGTCAAAAATTAGGATGTTCCAGCTTGCAGGGACATCAAACGAAAACCCACCCAAACTTACAGTAAAGGTGGGGGCCGTAATTTCTTCTAAGATATTCAATGGAGCAATACAGAAATCCTTATCGTCTGTATCCAGACACCAAAAATATTCAGACTTGACAGGAGTATGAATACTGTCAAGTATGATAGTTTGGTTATTTTCATCAAAAATAAGCATTAACTGTTCCTTTAATTTGTATCAGCTTCGATTATACAATGTACTGTACAAAATATCAAGTTGTTTTTAATAATCCAAAGATATATCACTTTCGATTTGAGCCATTATATTATCCTGAGTCTGGTCAAATATATCATCGTAATTACGATATTTGATGACATTGTTTGTAAATGGATACTTGGCCTCATTATAATATTGGATACGAAGTAGCAAATGCTTTTTACTATACTTTAACGTGCTGCAAATATCATATACATTAATGTGGCTCTTATCTTTCCCCATTCGTAAGCCACGACCAATAGCTTGGATGACCCTTGTAAAAGATTTACCTACGTCAATAAAAAATAGGTTAAAAATTCTATCAATACTCAGTCCAGTACCAGCAATCTGAACAGTAGCGATTACTGTTAGGTTATCGTTAGTCTCGAATAAATCATATACTTTTTTTCTATCTTCTGCACTATCAGCACCACATAAAAATATAGAATTGGGTATTAGTTTTTGTAGTTTTTTACCAACGTTAACACTACTAACCAATACTAAACTATTACCTTTAGCTTGTTGAGATTTTTGATAAATCGAATTACTGATCCATTCTAATCGTTCCTTTCTAATTTGCAAATAAGATTTTTCTGCGGTAAAGTCAGGAAAATATCCAGCTGGGTGATTTTCGTACAACTGTTGGATATTGATGCCGAGAGTGGCACTATAACCTTCTTCAATCATCTTACTAGCTGGAACTTTATATACCACATTTCCGAACGCGGCATGAATTGTCATTCTATCAGCTTGCTCTTTTGGTAATGTTCCTGTTAAACCAAATCGATAAGGAATATTACAACCATGAACATTAACCAGATCATTTAAAATTTTACTTTTTGCTGTATGAACTTCATCTACCACAACAACTTGGAACTGAGCAATAATCTGAGGATGGTTCTTGATTGCTTGCCAGGTGCTAATTACGTGCAAATGATCTAAATCTTTTGTACTGCCAGTATATTCCCCAACATCCAAACCAGCAGACTTAAAGTCTTTCATGGTCTGTATTACCAATGACGTACTAGGAACTATTGTGATGGTTCGTAAATTCTTTTTTCCGTAAGCATTCACTAATGCTGCATTAATCCAAGACTTACCACTATTCGTAGATGCTTCAATCATTGCAGTACCAGCATCTATTAACGCATTAGTAGCTTCCACCTGATAATACCTCAACTTCATAGGCTTACCAAATTTGTCAATTACCATCGGAAACTCGTCTTCAGTTACATAATCTACCTTTACGTATGGTCCTTTACGACGATCGTCTATAGTGGGGATATATCCCATTTTAAGCAACTTCCCTATCAATTCCTCTAATAGGTATGTTAATGTGACTCCTGTTTTAGAGAAGAAACGAAGTTTTCCATCCCATATTCCCAATTTTACTTTTGGGTGAAAAAAGTAACCAGCTGCAAATATACCATATTGGTTATATAATTTATCTGAATCAGAAGGGTCTATTCCTTCTACTACAGAATTCACTTCATTATTAATAATGATGCGGCATGGTCTTTTTTTAGATAATGTCGTTTTCAATTGCACTAACCCTCAATTTTACAATATTGTTCAAAGCAAAACCTCGAGATCTGAATGCGTCAACTACCGCTTCGTATTTTTCACTAAGCTCTAGTACTTCCAAATACAATTCATGTTTTACTAAATAACTAGTTTCATTATTGATGTAGTTCTCTTTATCCCTAGTGTTTAAATCTCGATTGTTCGTTTCAGTATATTGTTTCCACAATTTTCCACGAACACGGTCTACTTCCTTTTCCATATATTTTTTCAATATGGTTAGTTCTACACGCTTTTGGTCATAATATGACATCCAGGTGGCGTGTTCAACATTTGCCTGTTGAATAGACTTACCTTTCATTGAAAGGTGCAATTCAACATCTTTCAAGTAGATTTCGTACTCGTTCAATATTTTAGGCAAATGTTCTAATTTTTCACCTACAGCTGACATTAGACTCAATGTATCATCCTTCTGGTAGTATTAATATAAGCAATGACCCCACCACGTTCGATTTCAGGATGTGTGTCGTTAGATCTAACATCCTCTGTCTCATTTAAATATTGAGTGATTATGGCTGCATCGTTAGTTTCGACTACTGAAATTGGAATTATAATAGTTAAAATTCTGGATGCTAATGAGCCTGGTGGGGCGTATTGGTGTCTATCTTTACTCAACATCGACACCATAATAACCATTTCTGGGCCAATAATCTCAACTGAATTCCAAGAAATTGTGTTAGGAGGTACTCGTAGGTACTTACTAACACCCTCTGCTACAAAGTCAATATGTGACCATATCTCATCTGTAGCCAATCGGTACTGTTGTTCCCTTTCCAGGAATTTTAAGTACATTGTATCGAGGGTGTCCATGATATTATTCCGAGTCTGCTAACGCATGCTGCTTTCTAGCAGCTTTAGTTTCTGCCACTGTAGCTCCTTGATCAGGATCTTCCTCATCCGTTAGTGATTTTAGGAACGTATCTTCACGGGATTCGGCGACTGACAACAGAGTATCAACATGAGCATCTAAGTTTTTAGCTTGGAATTTGACGTCAGTGCCGTCAATAGTATACCAAGATCCGCCACGTTTCAGTACACCAATTTCTTCCATCGATTCAATTAGCCCAGATTTTGGATCCATACCTGTTGAGTATGGTACCTCAATCGTGACAGTTTGAAACGGTCTAGTAAATCTAGTCTTGAACCCTTCACACTTCATTCGGATGCCAGTGATTATGGTATCTTCTTTCAGTTTTAAACGAGTTACTAACACGATTTGAGAGCACGCATACCGTATAGCATCGCCAACTTTCCATACACCTTCACCTGCAAGTATTTGATCTTGTGTGGCACGATATACTTGATGTGTTACTACCATTTGGATATTTAAATGCTTGATACCAGATACGAAATTTCGTAACATAGCTTTCAATTGTTTTGCACGTTGACCTTGATCACCTTTTTGATCACCTTTTTCGAAGTTAGCTAATTCAGTATCAGTTGCTAACATATCCAAACTATCAATTGCAACAAACACTGGAGGTTGATCTGGATTATCTGCTAATGTACCATATTCTTTTTGATACATTTTGATAAAGTTGGAAATTACTTTAATTACTTGGGATATTGTAGATACGTCATAATATTTGTACATCGGCGATTCTACATCTGCCCCAATAGCAGTCATATAATCATTATCTAAAGCATTTTCTGAATCAATAACCAAACACAAATGGCCTTCGTCTTGTGCGTTTTTGATTAGATTACCTACCAGGAAACTCTTACCAGATCCAGATGGGCCAGCTACACAAGTAATTCGTCCCTGTGGAGTTCCCTTACGGAATACACCAGACATAATCTTGTTAAGCACATAGTTACCAAATGATACCCAATTGCTTGGTGGGCTAGATAACCCACTAACACCTTCAATTTTACCAATTTCTTTTTCAAAGGACTTTAAAAAATCTACATTCATTGCCATATTGTACCTCTACCTTATATCGATCCACCAAAAAATAAAGGTGGAACAATCCACCTTTATTTTATTCAAAATATTGCCAAATTAGCCAGCAGCTCTTGCTTCACGTTTAGCTTTTAATTGAGCTAGTAATGCAGCAGCTTCTGCTTCATCGGAATCCAGATCGCTTGATGCTGCAACAGACACAGTAGGTGTTGGAGATGCAACTGGACGATCTTCATCATCTGTGGACGCTACGCGAGTACGATTTTTAGACGACATTGCGGCAAATGCTGCGTTATCATCACCATTATCATCACCATCGTCGTCAGAGATTCGTTTGCCAGTTAATGCAGATTCCAACAGGCTATTAACTAATTTCAAATCAGGTTTTTTAGGTAACAGTGTTGACAGATCAACAATATTAGCTTCAACGTTAGTGATTTGATCTTCGGACAAATCTGTAGATTTGCGAGCAAATTTACTCAATGTGTATGAAGCAAATTCACCTTGTTTGGTTTTTTTGATAAGGAAGTCTGTACCACCTTCAAACGCGTATGGAGCTTCATCCAATTCACCAGACTCGAACGCATCTTTGATGATTTTGAACAAACTATATCCTAGTTGCAGCAATTTGACTTTACCTACTGCGTTTTCGTGTTTTGGATCAATAATTGGATCTTCCAATACCAATACTTGAGCAACATAATTACGTGTTTTGTAGTACAGTTTACCATTTACTTTGTCATCAACATCGTAATAGTCTTTAGCTACTTTACAGATAGGGCATTCCTCACCATATTGGCTTAAACATGCAACAGTTTTCTTTTCACCATTGATTTTGAGAGAGTGAGAAAGTTTCTCAACTAGGAAACCTAGAGAGTTTTCTTCATTTGCGTCGGGGAGGAAACGGACACGTGCTTGTGCATCTTCTGGCATCTTGAAGTATGCGTAATAGTTGTTTTGATTACTGCCACTGTTAGTGGAGGCTGAAAAACGTTCTTGCAGGGCTTTAAAATTTACTTTACTCATTTTTATTTCCGTTCTTTATAGGTTAGTTTCACTTCGTAATGTTCTCATCCATTTGATTGGATGAGGATATTTATACTGCTTTTATAACAAGAATCCACTAGGGGTCAGATCTTTTCCAATGAATATATTATTATGTTCCTCGACACTAATCTTGTAATGATTGTTGTCGATCATAACTATAACATCAATGTTCTGTAGATCCAACTGTGTGACTATCCAACTAATTGGAATTGTTACATTGTTGAACGACCATTTGTTTGTTCCATGTGGTGTACTATACAACTGTTCGTTGAAGAAGTCAACTATCTTTTGTAGGTTGGGCCTAGATTTTATAACATAGCTGATGCTGGGTAACGCGTTTTCGGAGAAGAACATGCTTACTGTTATAGAATAATTGGACATAAAAGTCTCTTGAGTATGTACGTTTCTGAATCTACTCAACATAAATCCTATATTCTTTAATTGAAAACCGTTTCTACCTTTAAGTTTTTTGTTTATGTTACCATCTTTTCTAATGGTACGTTCGTACGGTTTGGTATAGCCAGGACCAATTTCAATTTTTTTGTATTCTCTGCTATTACCTCGACTATCTATAGCGTCAGCGCCAGTAGGCTTATTGTTATGTATAATATCTAATTCCGGATATATGCTTTGATCTACAGCTACAGCGGCTTTTTCTCTAAAGGTATTGTTATGGTTAATGTTGTAGCCGAGTATTCTATTAATATCAGCTACAGCTTTAGTAAAAGTTTGAATATGATGAATATGATCATTAGAAATTACTTGTTCATCATTAAAAGTATTGGTACGTGCTTTCAATGTATTACTCCACATAGTGCATTGCTACGTATTCATAAGCAATGTAAATCTGATACTATTTATGTGGAGTAATAACCTTATCTTGCACTATACCCAGTATTTGATTGCGTATTCCATGGCATTTATTATGAGCCTGATTGGTGATATCCCACTTTCTCCACGAATAGTGGATATCATTTTTGTAATCCCATCCAACTTTTTTAGCCACAATTAACTGCCAAGCGTAGTCAAATCCAATCAGCAATGGCGATGGTAAAATTCGTATCGCCATGCAAGCTGCTTCTATTGCAATATTCCTTTCAACTACAACCAATTGATGTACAGATGTAAGTCCTTTTAAAATCATACTATTATCGTGCTTCGTGTTGCTTGTAAAAAAGTTATATGTGTTTTTACCAAATATAATTTTAGAATTGGTGTATGTTGCAAGATTTCTATTTTGTGTTATATATTCACTAATACTAACAATGTCATGAACATAATCATCATCGTCACAAAACGATACATAAGGATTAGATCCCATTTGGTATCCTTGCAACCTACCTTCATGTATACTGGGACAATTATCAATCAAGTAATGTGATTGATCTTGCAAAGAAAAAAGCGCCTCGTGTAAGAAAGGCGCTTTTTTCTGATCTCTTGTTATTACGTGAAAATCGATCATGTAGATTATATTAAACGTACGGCTGTAAATTTAGTATCATTAGTAATGATGCAGTCGGACTCTACTGAACTATTACGGAGACTGATCTTGTATCTAGTAGGTTGTAATACCAATGTCATCGATACATACTTGCTGTGATTAAAGTACGAGTCTTGTGGATTTGCCGGAATCAAGTACAATTGATGTATCATAGATTTTCCATCACCCTCAACTAAAATCTCTAATCCTAATGGAGAACCAATTGGATGTACTATCACAGACATCTCAAATTGAAGTTGGTATAATCCTGCATTTAATGGTACAAAGTGTAATTCCGGAGGAGTAATTCCCATAGGATCTGGAACAGTTACTATAGATCCAGCCGGATGTAGATATGATGGACCTAACCATTCTGAGGCGGAATCTACTACATACGCCGGGAACGGAATTGGTTGCTGTTGGGCGTTTATTGAGACTTGTTCTGGTACTTTCATTTGAATATAACAAATATCATTCTTGAAAGCGGTAGATTTATGAACTACTTGTAAAGTGCCCTTTTGGACATTATACATTAACGTCACTGAATCCCCACTCTTCGGTAATGTAATGGTGTTTAGAGATGAATTTGGATAAAAACCATCGATTTTTACAGACGAAGAAATCGTACGTGGTTGCCCAATTGCTACAAAGGATATACTAAAAGTATTATCCAATCCCGTAACATCAATGTTGTTAGCATCACTAGTGGTTAGTTCAAACACTTTACCTGTATCTGCACTCGTGTAATTAATAACATTTGGTGTACCTAACGAAAACGTAAAACTATCAATTACTGTTATATTATTAGGATCTGTAACCATCTCTAATTTTATAGTACCAGAAAATGTAGCGTCGTATTCTGTTAGTGTTACAACATCAGAATCAGATCGATTGTATCCTAGATCGGTTACTGCTTGATTTGATGATGCTATTGTCCAATGGTAAGTATCTGATGTTGATAGTGTATTATCAGTTAACACCCCTTTAATAACAGCCGTAGAACCTGCTTCAATTGGCGGGAGTGTATAACTATTACCAGTATCGGACTGTATTACTGGCACTAACATTAATGGAGAAACTGTTCCATCTGCTGAAATAGTATAATACCCACAACCTATATATTTGGTCGACATATGTATTCCTTATTAAACTGGCTCTTGAGTTCTGGCAACAGCTATTGTTAATGTGTACACAATACGAATGGTACGATTTGCTGCTTTCAATATTGGAGAGAAGATAATATGTGTTAATAATCGTTCTCTTACTGTAAGTGGATCTGCTGCATTATTTTGAACACCTGCTAATTCTCCACTTACAGGAACATCCAATGCCACGTATCCCAACAAGTGATTGAATAACCAGTTAGCCGGATATGGTGCTACATCAACTACCGCTATTGTCGAATTTGGACCAGTAGCTACGCTAGTAAATAATAGATTACCACCCGTATCGACACCATTTTCAATATCACTAACAGAAGCGGTTGCTCCTAATGGAGTAATAACATCATTGATTAAAGGTAATATATCACCATATGTTACAAATGTGGTTCCTCCAGAAATACCAGATCCTGTTGCGGGCGTAGTAATAGTAACTGTCTGGTTAGATCCACCATTGATGGATAACATGAAAGAATATTGAGCCGAAGTTGCTAAACCAGTATTCGCATTAATATTTTTATTCGATAACAACACAGCTTGATTACCAGAAGTGTTTTTGAACGACTTACCAGGTGTGAATAAACCCAGTTCGTCAAAATAGAATTCATTCTCAGTATTACCCGGAGAAGTTCCACCATCCGTGACTAACTGACTACGAGGTTCGTTTGCATTCAATGTAACATCTACAGTAACTAAGGATATTAAACCTTGTTCAGTGCTACGTACACCAGGACCAGAAATGTTAGGAACAGCAGTTGGATCGTCAGCTCGAGATGTTCCTTTACCAGATCCTAGAAACGTGCTCTGATCGTCAATAACCTCAGAGTACGTTTCATTATACAAACGTGATTGCCAACCTGATGGATCTGGTAATTGTCCATCATTAGGAACTTTATAGTTAATAGTATTACCAGCACTAACAGTAGTACCACCATTACCAAGAGCTACGCGGTAAATTTGATAATTAGGTTCATTTGATAGCGCTCGTGCAAACACACGAGCTAAATTTTGAGGATGCACAGCATTGTGTTGGTCTAGTAATACATTACCAAGATCGTCAACTATGTGCACATGACCTACAACATCCACGGACATTGGGTTTGCTTGGGGTACGTTTTTCATTAATTCTCCTTGTGATACGACTCATCTTATCGTATAATTACAGTATTTATTAATACAGATAGGCGTTTTATGCATTATATTAGATGTTATAGCGACATTCATAACAACCATAACGTGTTTGATGTTCCTGTATTACCTCACGAAGATAATACGGTTCTATCTTTAGCTGGTGATATTTATGATAGGAAACGTATTATGCTATGGGTGCAGCAATTTTGTCATAGATTTAAAGCAGTTATTATTGTTTTGGGAAATCATGATTATTGGAATGGTAGTTATGATTTAGTAGCAAATTCATTAAAACAATATATTATAGACCATAAATTAACTAATGTGCATATATTGGCTAATGATAGCATCACTATTGATGGAGTGTTATATTTTGGTGGAACAATGTGGACTAACTTAAATGGTGGGCAAGTACTTGAGTATGTGAATGTTGTTAGAAACTATAATGATTTTAATTACATACGTACCAAAAATTACGCACATCGTTGGTCGTTATTGAATGTTCTAACAGAACACAATGAATTCATATCTAGATTGAAGCAAACTTTAGTAAATATAGAAAATGATATTCCTGTAGTTGTCATATCACATCATGCGCCTACACATTTTAGTGTTTGTAGTAAGTATAGTGCAGATACACCGGAAAATCAGAGACATAATAGTTTGTATATCTCTGATTTAGATGATCTAATAAGACAATACCCTTGCATCAAATTGTGGCATCACGGTCATATTCACGAAAAGAAAATGTACAAATGGGTTAATGGTATTAATGTGATTTGCAATCCTAGAGGATATGGACCAGAAGACTTTGTAGATCAATTTGATCCATTTCTTACAATTGATACTAGTTCATTTCAACTCATACAACTGATGGACAATTGATCCCACTACTTTTTGCACCTCTTTAGCAGTCGTACAAACGTCTATACGCTGTTTTCCATTTAAACGTATGAATTCTATCGCAGAAATTTTTGTAATCCAATTCATACGTTTTTTAATGATGATTTCCGCTATATTTTTCATCGGCAAATTTAAAATATTTGCCTCAACGCGTAATAATGGAAAATTAGCATAATCCACTTGGTTTGTACTGGATAGGAAATCTACCGCCTGTTCGTACTTCTCTCTATATATTTCTGCCTGTCCAGGAATATCCGTAATAAACTTCAACCTTGCTTGTCCAGCAGCCTGATCAATTTCTCGCTTACCTTCTATGTGAGATTGTTGCAACAATATTCTATCATTCGTAGGTGGACCAAACAACCCAGTAACAGGATTATATAACCAACCTACAGTAGGTTGAGGGTGAGCGTTTGATATCTCAATCCATATCCCCATATTATTGGTACTACTATCAATCGGACTAGTAGTATCTATGATCTGCGAAATCTTATTATGTATTATTTCAGCATATTTGTAGTTCATTATTATTTCATTCCAATCTTATGTGATACACGAGTGGTAATATCTCTTAATGCTCGATGAAAGGCAACAGGAGCTACTAAAATTCTACACTCGTGGAAATCACTAATAATATCTGGAGGAACGTCGTTGAAGGTAAAAGTACCTCTTCTACCTTCAACCACAATGGATGATATGTTATATCCTTTTAACTGTAACGTAGCAGCTAGTACTATATCGGTAGTGATGTACGACATCATAACTTCCTTAGATTATCTGAATGGTTAAAGATTCAGTAATAGTAGCTCCTACTGGTTCTTCTGACGCGTTTGGGGATACGTCTTTAGTTACTGTAACTTCAATCAGTGGTTCAATATTATTTGAATCCCATCCAGTCCAGTCCCATCTTGTAGTATCCCAACCCAAATTACCGACACGATCTTGAACATATCCGAAAATACGTTCCTCAATAGGAAACATGTCAATAAAGGTCTGAAGTTTTTCTGTTACCGTTGCATACACTTTACTAGGATTTACAGAACTACACTGATACGGATAATCCCACAAGCCAACTCCATATGGAGTGGTATCCCAACCCACTCCATCACATATTATCCATTTATTAGCTTCAGGTGTAGTTAATGTGGTATATATCTGGTACGATTCTTTAATAGAAACAGCAACTGGTTCGTCATATACGTACTGCAGTAAAACCTCATAGATTTTAGTATGGTACGGTTTTACCGTATTAACATAATCAATAAGGTTTACTAATGGATCCCTATTACTCATCAAATTCTCCGTTTACGTTTAGTGGAGCTGTTCCGCTCACAGAGATTGCTGATGTTTTCATTAGATGCGATGAATAATCCACTTTAATGTTAGTCAGTGCATCAAACATAATAGCAAAAAATATAGCATTGATGTGTTTAGCTGGGAACGTATTATACATATCCTCTAAAAACTTACGCAAACTATCTTTATTAGATAGGTCATGCGTCTCTATAAAATAATCAACATCAATTGGACTATAGTCAATCTCTGGATTATTTATAAGGGATAATATTGTTTCTAAAGCTGATGGGCCTGCAACGAATGTCTGTCCATTATCCATTCCGTATCGTGTATTAGTACCATTGATATTATCATAAACGATTCTATCTAACGAAGGTATTGCTATAGTATCATCTAATAGTGAATATCCTAAAATCGATTCCATTACTAGATTCCATAACAACCTATCGATAGTTTGATTTTGCATAGATCTAAACATTACCCATTCGGAGTATATTGGTTTTAATATAGACCCAGTATTATCACGAGTAGTATTACGCAGCGTCTGATTATCGATTAAACGCATTACATATCTATTCACATCAGACACAGTCCCAGTTATTCCAGCAATCACTAATTGTTGATACGTTTTATAAAGATTTCCAGTAGGCAATAAACAAAGCATGTATGGCGAATCGTTAGATATTAACATACGTTCGATTTGAGTCGTAGTGAGGTTAGATCCTTTCTTCACAAACTCGTTTTTATGTCTTACCCAGAAATAATACTTAGGTGTTACTATGCCTGTTCTTTCGTCTATGTAATTAATAACAGAAGATGGAGTGCTTACATATTCCTGATATCTACTACCAGTCATATCAATGTCAGCTGGAACTATGTTTGACGAATCATCAAACATATGAAGTTTATTCATAACAGTGATTGTGCTGAGTTCCGGATTCTTTTCAATTAAAGCAATAGTTTCTGGCTCTAATAACAATCCACGATTTGCTGGAACAGAACCATCTTGCGCAAATTTACCATCAACATACATAACATATTCATCGTATGCTGGTAGTGATACGGTTAATTGTGATAATTTAAAATCTACTACTAATGCCTCATATTTCTCAATATGTTGTTGAACACGATACCATTGTTGTGAATATCTGGACGCAAATACTATATGTTCGCCAGTTCCCATATCGGTAGTAACCACTGGATTACCATTCATATCTAACAATGACATACTAAAATCACTTACAGTATCTACTACATACATCGTACTTAATCTTAACGGAGATGGTAACGTTCCTTCTGTTACGAACGACACTTCCTGACCTATCACAAAATTATGTTTAGTTTTTGTAGTGAATATATTTGCATTAGTAGTTACAGCATATTGAGGACGATCTCTACGATATACTACTTTATAAGTAGTGCCAGATACTCCATCTACACCAATAGTACTATCCCAATTATTGGGTGGTATCAAACTTTCAGTCCATTGGTATACAGCTGGATCACTCCACTGAGATACTGTTCCCCAATTTAATAACTTATCGTTAGTAGATAAGTTCTTATCCGTATACTGATTGTATTGATAAGAACTCTCATCTACCCAAACTGTACCTACTTCTGGAGTGTTCCAAAAATCCGTAACATCTTTTACATTTGGTACATTATTGTAGTCAGCTGGATCCCAGTTACGGAAAATATCTACTACCAATTGAACAGCAGTTTGGTGAAGACCTTTAATAGGATCCCAAGGCATAATATCACAAATATTAGTATTTGATTTAGTATCATATACTTTAATAGGAGCAAATGTATTATAATTAGGTTCAAAGATACAAACTGTTAGATGTTGGGTATTATTGATTAACAACTTTACTAATCTGCTATTAATGCGAATATAATGCATACCTTCACGGAGAATTGCATTTTTCCATACTACTACAATAACATCCGATGATCTAAACGAACCAATTAATTGTAAACTAGAATCAGTTAACTCGACATAATCTACAGTATTCTTGATTATAGTACCATTTTTAAATACTTCAATAGCTTGCGCTTCACGTAAGTAGGATACATCCAAAGATATAGTTCCAGAACCTGCGTATGTAGTTATTTTGTGTGGTGTAATGTTTTGGTAAATCGCAATATCATCGGCTAAAGGATGTTGGAACACCTTAGTTTTAATTCCACTTATAGTAACATCAAACGGAACTACTGTAAATATTTCACGCACTTTTAATTTCAACATCGAATTAATACTGCTTAATTTATCAACCTGGGTAGGATGATCTATCCATCTTGCAGTATCATTTGGTTGGATTTTGGTAAAATATTGCTCCACTGGAACGCTACTATCTGCAGCGAATTGTAACTTCACATGACTACGTACAGTATCTTCCGGATATAGTGCCAATGTATAACTATCATTAACTCTACTATCACCAAAATCGTACGAACGGTATGCCCAGAATTCGTCAACGACAGATGACTGGAAGTGTCTATTATTAGTAAACGCCTGAACACTACCAGTAGTTCCTTTAGCTTTGATCATACCTTTATAGAATAAAAATCTAGATTTTGGAGTGGCACTAGTACCTGCCAAGTAAGATGCTTTGGCTGTATAACCCAATGCTGCTCTGGCGTAATTTACAAAATCAGCGTTTTCATTTACGGTAAATGTATCGTAGTACTTTTGAATGTTACTTACGGTATACTCGTAGTTTTGTTGTAATTTACCATCTTTTAATAAAAAACCTCCAACGTTTGGACGTTTAGTCACTAACGATTGTTTTTCGAAATAGGTATGCACCTTAGGAATAGCAATCCCTAAGAAACTATCATATATTAAAGAACCACTAATTGTGTACGGATTGAATAAAATTACCTGATCGTATTCGTCAAAGTATACATGAGCTCCACTAAATCCAAGCGGATTTATGGTAACATTATTAATATCTACAGTTTGTGTTGTGTCACTACTATTATCTACCATAGATATTTGTGTAATTTGATCCTTACGCAGTGCTATGAACTGTCTGTTATTAATTTTATTACCATTGCTATCGTAGACCATAGCGTGTGTAGCTATATCACGAACATCCGAACCATTAAATTCAGACACTACACCCGTAGGATGAGCCACCCACAAATTGTTGGAAAATGGGTTTAATGGCAATTTACCAATATTAAATTTAGCAGTAGATGTTGTAACGGTATCAAATGCTCCTGTAATTTTATACAAGGTATCTATCATATTTTCGACAACGTACTGCCAATTCATAATACGATTGTTAGTGGAATCGTATTCTTGCACTGACGGATCGTTAAATACAAATCCCTGATCTTCCATATATGTGGAATATCCATCTATCACATCTGCCACATTCTGCAGTCCTGTAATAATTATGTTGGAGTTGAATGTTTTAATATCATGCTTATTAATTACAAAATGTTTCCATAAAACGGATGTGTTCTTTGCATCCAACGCAAAATAAGTATTTTGCAGCTCAGCAACATAAAAAATGCCAGAACCTGCCGTTATTACTGGAATATTGATCCCAAGATTTGCATGTTCTTTACTGTCAGCTATCATAAAAGTAGTATCTGATACCTTTATAATAAAGTAATAGTTTAAATTATCTACAGCATCTGGCAAGATCCCATTAACACCCAAATCAAATACAACAGCATCCCCAGTAGTCCAATTGGCTAACGACAAGCTACCTTCTGTTAATGTAAATACGTTATTAGTGCTATTCACTAATGTGCGATATTTTTTAACACCATAATATTGATATTGTCTAGGTATTGGAGATGCTGTATCTAATAAGAACTTCCAGTCGCGTCCAGAACCCAAAGGCATCTCTCTGCGACTACCTTGTTGGTATACAGACAAATATAAAGCGTCAGCCCAAATACTACTCACACGAGCTGCGCGTTTCACAACTATTTGGTAATCATTTGGTGTAATTTCAAACAATGGAGAATCTATCGAAAGTGTCTTATCTACTAAGAACGCTCCTACATCATACCCTAGTTGAGTATTCCAAGTATTCCACGCTCTTTTAAATTCACTGCCATCTAAATCTAGAGCATTAGACCTAAAGAATTGTGCGTACCATTGATTGACCCCATCAAAGTGTCTAACGTTACCACTACTGTCAGAATCTCCATGAAACACCGTACGAGTGTGAGATGGAACTTTATTGTACATAATATCAATATACAAACCATTAACTTGCTGTAGCTTATCACCAAAAGTAAAATGCAAGAATCGTACTGGATCCATTTTGAACCACGCACGTAGACAACTATATTGATAATCTATACTAGTCTTCCAACGGTATTCAGTTGGTCCATTAGAACCGAACAGGAACGTATTAGATTTTGTACTATTAATGATGTGTAAATCGTCAGCACTGCCAATAGTTGGGGACAACAACACTTGATCGTTAGTTATACCATTGGACGATACCCAGTATGGTGGGAACAACCCATCAGGTTCAATACCATCAGGAGTAGTAATGGAAGTAGTGTTAACGGAAGTTACAGGAACAGCACGTACAGTATTGGGTGTTAATCCATCACTAACTACACCACTAGGTGTTAATTTACCAAACGGAATAATACCATGGTGGATATTACTCCACATTTGTTCTGTCCATTTACGATTAATACCACTATATAACAGACTCCACCAATCTGGTTGCTCATCATAACCTTGAATTTTCCAAGGTTGTAAATGTGGGAATTCGGTATTATACAACTGTTTGTATAAATCAGTCCACGATGCTAATCCAGTAATACCTCGTACATTCAACGCACTGTAATTCCATGTAAATGGATCTGCAGCATTGTAATTACCTGAATATGGATCTACTATTTTATTAATTTTACAATAATTATCAAACTCAATCTGCATATTTGCTATAAATTTAGTATCAGATTGTAAATTTGTCAACAATTGTTGTACGTTAGTATTATCCGGATTACATCCTTTATATAATCTAGTTTCAATATTCAACAATGCTTCTACGATTGTGGCGTTAATATCAATAGCATTCCACATATCGTTAGTAGAGTTTGATGTTAACTCCCAGGTTCCATGTACGTTTTTGTAGATAGTATGAGGAACACTAGAGGTATTTTCCCAATAAGATCCGTTACTAAATTCATTTACTGGAGCAACATTGCCAATATATGCGACGTTGTATCTATAGATCGAATCTGATACGCTGTCATACCATAACTGTCCAGTAACTGGGCGCAATGGTTTATTTTGTTGAATACCATTTGTATATAGATTTAATGATTTAATTATTTGTTTCTTTGTATTAGATGTGGTAATATCATTCAACTCTGCCAACAAAGTGTGCCCATCATGGTGCACTAACGATAATAACCCCAATCTAGAATCTTTTAATATTGATGGTGTATGTTTTTTGAAAAAACCAAAATACGGTAACGTACCTACCCAGTTTTGGATACTATTCGATAACGACGCGCTACTATCCCCAAAAATTTTGGTAAGATGTGTATCATTGGACATATCAATTAGGAAATTATCTACCAATTGAGTCATTATATCATCTAAAGTATTTGTGTTTGGAGAAACTAACACTGCACTAATTTTAGATTCAATATACTCTCTCACATTTACCAACATCTCAGTGTATTGGTTTTCGGCAAAATCAATAATATCTAATACTGAATGATCTGTACTAATGGTAGAAGATACTAAGCGATCGAAACTATAGTTATATTCTTTAATAGTACCACCAACACCATAATTAATATTATTCGTTAATCGGTAATTTCCAGCTGCTGATAATTGAGAACCATACAGAGTTGCGTCTACTGGAGACTGATGATCTTCAATACTTTTAAAATGAGTGAACAACTCAGAGTGCTTTAACGTATTACGTACGTCATGATGCACGTTGTTGACAAATGGTTGTGGAATTTCAAATACAGAAGTAGGATCACTTTCATTAACCACTCTATTTTTATCAACTTTAGCTGGGATATACTTATTACCAGTATCATCTTTTCGCCAGATTGAACAAATACCAGCAATACTATCCTTATAAAAGAATAGAGATCCGTTAGTTCCTACCAAACTAGTGTGATAGCTGTAGTCGTTAGTCAATGAATCTACTACAATACGCTTCCCAATTACTGGATGTACTGGTGCATTGGAGTCCTCTGCAAACTCGAATATTGACGATGACGTGAATGTGGTTCTTCCATCGATAGTAACCAAATCAAATAAAGGGTATTGGTTTACGTGATTCTGCAGTTGTTCTTGTTTGCGATATTCTACT